TTACCTCCTATTTAAGGGGGGGGGGGGGTAGTCAAAAAATGATACAAATTTTTATTACACTATTTTTATTAATAAAAGAATAAACCGATAAAGTTATAGTATCATTTAATTACTTTTCTAATGATAAAAGTGATACACTTGACTTTTATATAAAGTTATGGTATAATAGTAATTAGAAGGTGAGGATATGAATGATATTACAGTAAGTGATTTACAACTATAGAATAAATTAAATTTTCGCCGCGGCGACTATAATATTTTAGATTGCGGCATCCGTACAGGTAAAACCTATTGGGCTGTTAATAATTTAAAACAATTTACACGGGATGAGCAGCTTAACCGTATTTTATTTCTTGTGGATACTAATGCTCTTAAAGAATAGATAATACAATAGTATAGTGATAAATGTACAGATGTAGATGTTTTATGGGAGCATCCTAGTACTTGGGGCGAATCTATTGATAAGATAGGAGTAATGTGCTACCAAGCTTTGGGTATGCGGGCGTTAAAAGATAACTTGGATTTTCTTAATAATATTGATGTTATATGTTGGGATGAGTGTGACAGCGTATTTGATTTCGCGACCCAGGCATTTGTAAAAGCACGTAAAACAGATTTCGCACGGGCGAATGTATCTAATATGGAGGTACTTTCTGTTATACAATCTTTCTCTACAAAGAAAGAGTATATGCCACTAGTAATTTTAGGTGAATGGGAGCGTTTAATAGAAGAAGGCCGCATTATGTGTATTGGTCTTTCAGCTTCTCCTGAGCGGGCGTATGCTTATTATAAATCATTAGTAAGTGCGAGCTATCAAGGTAAGTTAGAAGTTGGCTATAGAATGGCTAATGATATTTACTTTACTAATATTATGTAGCATGTAAATGAATTATAGCCTGAACTTAATAAAGGATATTGGTGCTTTTCTCCACTTATAGGCCCAAATCAAAGACTGGTAGATGCGGCAAATGCTCGTGGCTTTCATGCTATTGAATTACATTCTCCTAATAATGTTGATAAGCCTATGAATCAGGAACAACTGCGTGTATATAATATGGTGGTTGCGACAGGAATGGTTCCGCCGGAATATGATTTCGTTATTGTTAATAAGGCGTTGGCTCGTGGCATTACTATCATTGATTAGCGTTTTAATCATATTATTATTGACTCTATAAATTAGGTGGATAGAATTTAGGCGGCTCGTCAAACATTTTAGTATTAGCGGCACTTAAAAGTTTTCGCTCCAAAGATACCAGAAGAATATTTAAATACTTGGATTACAGTAGAATAGTGTAGAGAATTGGCGGAATATATGAGTGTCCCAGAAATGGATAAGAGTAATAAAAATAATTCACGTATTATGACTTGGAATAAGTTAAAAGATTATTTACCATCCATTGGTTATTAGGTAGAAAATAAAAGAAAGCGAATAGAAGGCAAATTAACATAGTGTTATTATATTACCGGTGAGTGGCACGATATAGAAATTGTAGATAATGATTTTTTATAGCTTGTGGAAGCACAAGAGAAGAAGCTGGAAAAGTAATCTTCCAGCTTTCTTTTTATTTATCACGGCTTCCAGAAATTTCCAGCTTTGGAAATTTCTCCAGCTTATTTGACTTTTAATATAATTTATGTTAAATATTTATATTTATATTTCTCTTTTTATTATACTATAAATTATATTAATTGTCAAATATTCCAGCTTTTCAATTTTAAAATTTTCTAGCTTGACAATTAAATAAATTTATTATATAAATATTTATATTTATATTTCCCCTTTTATTATAATATAAATTTAAAATTTTTTCAAATAATTTATTTTTTAAAATTAAATAAAAATAAAAATTTATTTATAAAAATAAATTTAATTATTTTAAAATTTCCAGCTTGCCTCGCGGTTAAAGGTTCCAGCTTATACATATATTTGACTCATGCGAATTTCCAGCTTGTGTAAAATTTTATAAATTTTTCCAGCTCGCCGTGCGGTTCCAGCTTGTCGCGCAAGCTTCGCGCCAAGCTCTCAATTCGCCTTACCCAAGCTCCAGCTTACCAGCTTCTTCCAGCTTTTCCAGAAATTTCCAGCTTGTGGTAAAATTTGACATGGAAGGTAAATTCTGGAAATGGTGTATAACTTTGGAAATATTGGTAAATTTTGGGAATAGGAGAAATGTGGAAGTACAGAAGTTAGATATGACTAACTACTTGACAAAAATGAAATTTAGATGTTATACATCTAAAAATAAAACTTGACTTTTTATTATAATATGATATAATGTTATTGAAAGGAAGGGATTGAAAATGATGAACAACAAGTCTAAGGTTTCGGCTGTTAGAAATTGGATTGTAGAAAAATTTTTCAAAGATGCTGAAATTTTAGCTAACTGGCAAGATGGGCAAATCATTCTTAAAACCAATTCAAAAGATTTTCCTTATGCCGAAATTAGAATCAGACCCATGACCGAAGAAGTAGGGGATGAATTAATTCCCGAGGTTTTAGAAAAAATTGAATCTTATGAAGAACATAAAAGAAATAGGTTCATTGCTAAACTCATGAGAGAAAGGAGAGAATAAAATGATTCAAGTACTTGCGCATGGTTTAGAAATTGGTCATCCCGCGGCCTATTGTATTATTTTCTTAATGCTTGGTATTCCACTTTTGACGGTTATACTTTTAGGTGAAGGGTTAATAGCTGATATGCTACGAGAGAGAAAAGAAAGAAAAAATAATATTATTGAAAGGAAGGAATAAGAAAATGATTCAATCCAAATATTACGCAAAAACTCATGAAGAAATTGTATATAATCTTGACGAATATCAATGTCCTCATTGCGGTCATTGGTTTATGATTGACATTGATTTCTGTCAAAATTCTCCAACTGATGACTATGATGACTATATAAAAATCTTTTGCCCATATTGCGGAAAGTTCCATCGGAGGGCGGTTTAACCGCCTTTATATGTTAGATGTTTAACATCTAAAAACCTGTCTTGACATTTTTTCTGCTATGTGATATTATATACCCGTAAAGAGGAAGGACACCTCATAAACCAGAAAGGGAATTAAAATGAAGAGAACCGGTATTGTACGCACAGTAGATGAATTGGGTCGTGTGGTCATTCCTAAGGAATTGCGGCGAAATCTGAACATTAAAGAGGGCACGCAGTTGGAAATGAGCATTGAAGATAATAAATTGTGTATGACTAAATATACTCATGGCCCTGCGCTTGACGCGGTGGATGATTTGTGTGTTGCTATGTCTAATATGGAAAATGAATGGTATTCTCGTGATAAGATTTTTTCTGTGGAAGATTATAGGGCATTACAAATTATTAAAAAGAAGATTGAAAAATATAATATGGAGCAGTAAGCTCCATATTATATTTAGATGTTTAACATCTAAAAATAAAAAAAAGTTAGATTACTCTAACTCTTTTACTTCTTCTAAGTTATCACAACACGAAAAGATATATACTTCGTCCCAATAGAATCTTTTATTACATTTAGGGCAGTATCCTTCCCATGTTTCATAATAATAATCGCCTTCGTTTTGGGAATTGCGGCGAAGTCCAGTATATTCTAATTCTTCATTACAATAAGGACATTTCGGCGGCATTTTATTTCTCTCCTTTATCTTTTTATTGTATTAGGATCAATTTTATCTGACATTTTTAACCAAAGTTTTTGTAATATCTGATATTCTTTTTGTTCTGGAATATGAGATATATTACAAGGGAGATAACCTTCATTGTCAAAATAGGCGGTTTCAATAGCGTTTAAATCTTCCAATGTAAATTTTATTTTCATCTTTTTTCCTCGCTTTCTTCTTCTACTGTCATAGAATAGCCTTCATCAAATCCCTTCATAAACATAGCGTCATACATATCATATTCATGAAGAGAAAACTTTTTACCTGGAAAAAGATAGGCAAGAAAATGAAGCATTGCTATACTGTAACCTTTTTCAATGACTTCTTTTGGATAAAATTTTGTCATTCTTCATCCCATCCTTTCCTATGCTTCGGTTTCTTGTTTCTCTTGTCGGGAATGACTTTGGTTACTGGATTGATAACGCCCCAATCTTTGCGGATGGAACGATATATTTCATAGTTGGAACGGGGTTGGGCTTTGGATTTTTTCTTACTCATTTCTTTTCCCTCCTGACAATAGCATTATACTATATAATTGGAATGAAGTCAAGATTGAAAATTAGATGTTAAACATCTAAATAAATTAAGCGCTTGCGCGCTTAATCAATATAACTTACATAATCGCAACCTTCAATTTTTTCAATCGGAATAAGGGTATAATAATACTGCGGCACGCCTTTTTTATAACCTTTGATAACTTGCACAACCTTACCATAGTGGATTTCAAGATAATCACTGTAATATCCATTTTGTTCATTATAGCAAGGCACAAAATATTTGCGGGCGTCACCAAATCGGAAGCCTTCATTTGCACTTTCAAGACTGATGCTTTCAAAATTATGCTTCAAAATACCAGAATCAAGGTTTGAAAAATCTGCATATACGGATTCACAGCAATCTTGTTCATGATAATCAATCAGTCCGGTTTCATCATCAAACAGAATACCGCCTTGCCCGCAAGGATTGAAGGGACAATCGTTTTCCCAAATTTGCTTAATTTTCATATCTAAATCCTTTCTGGTTTTGAGTTGTTTTCCTTCAACTTTCATATGTAGTATATCATAGGAATATATAAAAGTCAAGACATAAAATTAGATGTTATACATCTAACAAGGAAAAGGACGAATTACTCGTCCTCACATCCAACGACAAGCTGGTTGCCGACTTCCTGAATGTCAATCGGAGAACCGCAGTAATATATAACCAATCCTTTATCAGACATTTCTTTGAGAAGATGGTCAATCTTATCGGTATATTCTGTAATAAGTTGCTCTCGCTTTACTTGGGTACGCCGTTCTCCCTCTTGAGAAACCGCGTGAAGTAGAAGAGAAAATTCATAGTCGCTGAATTTTTCCAAGTTGATTCCGCGGGCTTCCATCATTTTTACAAAATTCATTTTAATATCCTTTCTGGTTTTTAAGTCTTTCCTTGACTTCTTACAGATAGAGTATAACATAAATTTTATTATAAGTCAATATTTAATTTTAGATGTTTAACATCTAAAATAGAAATGGGGGAGGGGATTAATCCTCCATTTCTCCCCAATTTTCATGCCAATCATATTCATCAGATTCAGTTATTTCTTTAACCACATGTCGAAACAATGTTTTCCCAGCAGTGCTATAAATATGGTCTCCGTTATGAATATTATTTATAAGATAGTTACGAAAGGTTTCTTCCAGAAGTTCGCCACATTCACAAATTTCATCTTCATTCATACCAACATCCAAGGTAATGCAGAAATGAACATCTTTCATATTATATCCTTTCTGGTTTTTAAGACTTATTCCTTGTCTTTTGTGATAATAGTATATCATGAATCTTAATATATGTCAATAAATAGTTTTAGATGTTAGACATCTAAATAATTAGAAGAGACTCACGCCTCTTCTTCCTTCTTTGCCTTTTCTTCCCGTGCTTTCTTATCACGGGCAATTTTCGCTTCCTTGGCTTTCGCCTTTTCGGCCTTGCTGGCCTGCTTCTCGTTGTAGGCGTCAATTTCGGCCTGCATCAGTTCGCGGGCGGTCATGTCCTCGCGTTCCTCGGCAACGATGACGCCCACGCGGCAGTACCGTTCAACACCATTGGCGTCAATAAGGATGATACCGTACTGACGGTCGTTAATCTTGATGAAATTGTGTTCATCCATTTCGAGAGCCTCAAAAATATCATTACGAAGAGCGGAATCCACAACGTTCTTAGAAATCTTAGCCATAATCAAGCCACCTTTCTGGTTTTTAAGTGTTGTTCCTTCACTTGATGGATATAGTATAGCATAAGTGAAGGAAGAAGTCAAGAAGTTGTTTTAGATGTTTAACATCTATAATAAAGAAGATGGGTTAGTCTGCCCTAACCCATTCATCATTTTCAAAATCATATTTATATAAACCAATTTTATTATCAGGCAAATAATAGCCTAATTCATTATTGATAAAGGTTAGAGTTTCCGAGGGGATCAATTCATTGATTTTGATATACGCACATTCTTGTAGTACGTCATTTATCCAGTCAAGCGCTTCATCAAGATTTAATCCCGCGGGACAATATAGAAGTTCGGAATTTCTATCGAGGCATTCTACGCAACGAATAAAAGTATTTAGGTGATATATGGCGGGGCGCTCATATTCTTCACATTGTTCACGGGTAGGAAATTCAGTACCATCATAGGCACAATATACAATACGCATTTTCATTCTTCATTATCCTCCATTGTATCCTCATATCCATACACGTCGCCCGCCCACTTAATTTCATCTTCTGCGAACGATTCAGGAGCGTCGGGGTCAATATCATCGGCATTAACCCAATCATCCCAAGTTTCATAGTAGAAAGCAAAACATTCACAATCTTTAACAGGGTCTTTTACATGGCACAGATTACACTGGTCACAGTAAGGGCAATCACCATAGGCATTGGCGGGGCAGTAAACGGGGTCGCCATCGTGGTATCCATCAGTCTCCCAATCTTTCTTACTCATTCTCAAATTCCCCTTCCCTTTACTTTCTATATATATTATATCATAGTATTTGGAATTTGTCAAATTTCAAATTTAGATGTTATACATCTAAAATAAAAGAATAGAAAAAATGGGAGATTACTCTCCCATATATGCCATTACGGACAGGATTTTATTTTCAATTTTCCTATAATACGCTGTTCCTTCTTCTTTCGTGTCAAGGTGAGCACGAAGGACAGAAACAACTTTTTCACATTCGGAAATATTGGGATACTTGCGACGCTTTACAAAATCAACAGTTTCTCCAAGTTCGCGGAAGGGGAAAAAGCTGATACCAATTTCAATGGAATGACGGGCGGCAATTTTAGAAAGAATGAACGTTTCAATCATTGCGTCATCAAGCGCGGTGTGACTTTCTATGAAGTCATATTTATTTACCAAATATTGGTAAGAAGTTTCGGCGCTGGTTTTAAAGTAAAGCCCAGAAGCAGAAAGCAAATCATGATTCAGACATTCTTTTTTATAAGAAACATTATTCAGAAGAATTTTTGCGGCAAGTCCCCAAAGGTCAAACAGGGGAAAGGATTCGCCGCGAAACTTGAAGCAATCGGCTTCAAATTCTTTTTCATCATTTTTCTGATATTTTTCGTTGGCAATTCGCGCGCACAATTGCCGCTGAACCTGTTCCCACCGCTGATAGTCCGGGCTGTACAATTTGCGGATATACAATTCAGTAAAGGGGATTGCTTTCTTAAAGTCAAACATGGAATTATACGCGCCCACGGCATCGACCGTCCGCATGTCCGCGAGATAGATTTCCATAATTTCATCCCACGGCTTAATAGTGGTTTCACCGTGCTTGAGCATTTCCAGATACCGGGGCCGCTTTTCAGCATAATACGCGGTGTTGAACACAGCGGGGACGGCGAAGGTCTCAGCCACGAGAAATTGCTTGCTGTCCAGAATTTCGCCCTTGCGGTTGGTGATAGTCCAGCCGATGTCATACACGAGAGGGCGGGCGATAGCAATTTTCTTTTTCTTTTCGGGGTCACCTTGCGCGATTTCGTTGGCAAAAGGCAGGGTAGCGGTTTCGGTGTCAGTGACCATGAAGCGGTATTCTTTGCGCATAGTTTAGTTCCCTTTCTGGTTTCCAAGTGTTTTCCTTCACTTCATGTATAGAGTATATCATGGAATAGGTAAAAAGTCAATAAAGAGATTTAGATGTTATACATCTAAATTGTAAAGGGCATTAGCGCCCTTTATAATTTTTTTGTTCCATGAATACATTATAAGCATAGTCAAAGATGACAAGACGATTATTTTTCCAACCAAAATTTTCATCATGAAGGTCATACAAATAATCATCGACAAATTCACGTTCTACCCCATCAAGATAATATTCCGCTCGTTCTCCCTCTTGGCTTGCGCGCATATACACTCGGGGCATAATATAGAAAGTGCGGTTCATATACTTAAAGGAAGTAATTTCCGCGAAAAGATATTCAAATCCTTTTTCTTTAGCAAACTTATAAAATTCTTCCTCATCTTTACACCCGCCGTAACGCTGGGCATATACTTTGCTATAATCGTACTTGATAACGTAGTCAGAAGAAATGAAAGCAACACGCACAGAACCCCACGCAATGCCGACCTTGCGATGCTTTTCTTCATTGAAAGCCGCTACCTTGTCCATGCACTCATAAGGGTCATTCAAGGATTTTTCAATGTAGGGATACAGGGACTTGAGGAAGTTGAAAGCACGGACTTTGTAATCATTTTTCATCATGGCGGTTGCCTTTCTGGTTTTTCGGGTTTTCCTTCCCTTCATTTGACACTGTAAGTATAGCATAAGATTGTAAGAATGTCAATAAGATAAATTAGATGTTATACATCTAAATAAAAAAGCGGCAAAGCCGCTTATTCCTGTTCAACTTCAATACAATAAATAAATTCATTGTTAGAATGAACGCTAAACTCAGGAACATTTTCACGATCATCGGTATAGAAATCTACGCAATATCCATTATCAATTGCTTCTTTAATAGCATCACGAATTTTCTTTATATATTTTTCTCGTCTTTCTGTTTTACGGCGTTCTTTTTCTTTGGCTACATCATTAAAAATGTTAGCAAGTTCATTGTCACTTGCAGAGCGAAGCATCTGGCACAGATAGCCGTGATTAAAGGGAGTAAAGCCGTTCAGTTCTTTCATTCTAAACACTTCCTTTCTTTTTATGTATAGAGTATAGCATACATTTATAAAAAAGTCAATCTTATAATTTAGATGTTTAACATCTAAATAAAAAGTAGAAAGGAAACCGCTCGAAGGCGGTAATGGTGGAGAGTGGGAGAATTGAACTCCATCCCTCATGGGATGACCCTCTTTTGCAAGTGGCCTACGCAATCATCTTTCGATTTACCGCGGTGGCTTCCCTGATGCCACATTCACTCCCCATGGAGGAAAGGGCTTACGCCCCTTCCTTCAACCGGTAGGTATTAACCTTGCCTTCAATCTTTACGACCGAATCAGTCCAGTAATGGGTTAGACCATAACCGACCTGATTCTTGGTGAAACCTGTGGGCAATTCCTTTTCGCATTCCGCGAAAATTTCCGCAACGGTCGCGGGCTTCCCGGCAATCCGCAACGCTTCCAAAACCGCGGGCTTCGCGGCGGTATAAGCGGCTTCCTTTTCCGCCTTTACGCGGTCATTGCGGTGAAGCTCTTTTTCAAGGGCTTCCATCACGGCGGGCTTGTCCTTAAATTCAACGGCGTTCAGGGTGTTGTAGATGGTGTTCATAATTTCCTTAGTCATATCAATTCCCTTTCTGGTTTTTAGAGTTTTCCTTCTCTTTTTCTTACATCCTTATTATAGCACAGGATTTGCTTTTTGTCAAGGGGTTTTTCAAAAGTTTTTTGAAACTTTTTAGGTCGTTTCCTAACATCCTGAACGAGCAGGGAGGGCGTTTCCTTTCCCCTTGGAACAATTATATATTACCACAATTTCAGAAAGAAGTCAATATTTGAATTTAGATGTTAAACATCTAAATAAATAACCCGCAATGCGGGTTAATAGTCAACATCAATATATAAATCATCACCATAATTGAATCCATTTTCCAAAAGGAATAAGGCAATAGCGCGCCGCCATTCTTCATCCATTTCATCTTCAAATTCTTCTTCCTTTGGAATCCAGAAAAGAACACTACACGATTGGGACGGCATATAGCTGTCATTGAAATCACCTTCATAGTCTTTTCCAAGTTTGTCATCCATTAGGCGAAACAGTTCATTTCCATCAATATGGGTGTAAGTTTCTTTCTTCATAAATCCACTCCCTTTCTTTTGATGGATATAGTATAACATAATAATATTAAAAAGTCAATTCTTAAAGTTAGATGTTAAACATCTAAATAAAAAAGGAGGATTACTCCTCCTTCTTTTCCTTTGCCTTGGCAATCTTCTTAGCTTTTTCCGCATCCTTCGCGGCCTTTTCTTCGGCCTTGATGCGCTTTTCTTCCTGCCACGCTTCTGCGGCTTCATAGGGGTCAAAAGCAGGAGAAACCTTAGTCGGCTTATATGCCTTGGTCTTTACGGAAACTTCAACCCAAATTTCCTGCCCTTCAATAGTCTGGAGAATAGCCCAGGAGGCGTCCGCGAACTGGACGGCGGCCTGATCTTCAAGAGCATCACGCAGGGCGGCGATGGTAGCGTTGCGGGCGGCGTTCTTCATTTCGGTAGCGTTCATAGACATAATTCATACTTCCTTTCCGGTTTTTAAGAGTTTTCCTTCTCTTGATTACGGTATAAGTATATCATAGATTTTAAGAAAAGTCAATTATTGATTTTAGATGTTTAACATCTAAATATCGCTTTTACTCTTTTGAGTAAAAGCACCATTTATCATTGAAAATATATTCTAATTGAAAATTCAATTTAGTAAGCATATGTTTCATAGGTTCATTATCAGTCCAAGGAGTACATCCAATTTTTGGATATGGTAATGCCGCGCAATATGACAAAAGCTGGAAAGCATAACCTTTTCCATTGTTTTTTTTATTTAATATACACAATCTTTTCATAGCATAATATTTATATTGAGAATCATAGACAATAGAAATTATTCCAATAATTTTTCTATTTTCTTCCAATACATATTGTCTATTATTTTTAATATCCTCATGCGCGTGCGCGGCGGTTATGTATGGAATCTTTTTATTGTTAAGAGCCATAGCAATAGATTTATAATCATGGGCGGTTGCTTTTCTGATCATTTCTCTCACCTCAAATATAGTATAACATATTTTGAAAAGAAAAGCAAATTAAAATTTAGATGTTTAACATCTAAATAAAGAAAGCGCGGTTATTCCGCGCTCTCAATCATTCCTTTCAGTCCTTTCTGATTAAGTTCTTTTACAACTTTCTTTGCTTCGCGCTTGCGTTCGCGTTCCTTTTCGGCGGCGGCTTTCTTGGCTTCGCTTGCCGCTTTCTTTGCCGCCTTTTCTTCAAGGTCGAATTTATAGTCATCGGCGGCGGCGTAAGCATCATATTCAGTATAACCGCCTTCGCCATTGCGAGTGCCGCGAGGAATGGAAATCTTTACCAGATAGAAAAATTCATTTCCATCTTTATCCACCGCGGGAATAGCAATTTCGCTCGGGCCTACGCGCAACACATCAGAGTTAAGGCGCTCAGACAGAATAGACTGAACATCGGACAGGAGAGCGTTTTTCATTTCGTTACGGCTTGCTTCTTTACCCATTTTATACCCTTCTTTCTGGTTTAGTGTTTTCCTTCACTTTTCATATAAAGTATAACATAATTTTGAAAAAATGTCAAGTATATTTTTCGGGATAAATTAAAAAAATTTTATACAGAATTTTGTATATTTATGTGAAAATGAAATTAGATGTTTAACATCTAAATAAAGTTAAAAAGAAAAGAGGGCTTATGCCCTCTTATACTCATTGACCTTACCCTCAATCTTAACGACTTCGGCGGCCCACAGTTCGCGCAGACCATACTGTACCTTGCTCTTGGTCATTCCTTCGGGAACAGTGTCCCTCACGGTTTCCCACAGTTCCGCAAGGGTCACGGGCTTATCAGTCAGAGCGCCGATAACTACGCCATGCGCGGCGGCGTACATATCGCGGTTAGCCTTGGCCTTTTCCGCGTTCTTGTCCAGTTCGGCCTGGAGTTCGGCATATTCGGCGGCGAGTTCGGGAACGTTCTTAATGTAGTTGGCGATAGTGGTCATAGTGTTCTTCTTCATAATTTTATCCCTTTCTGGTTTTAAGGACTTTTCCTTGTCCTTTTCATGTATTCATTATAGCACAATTTGTGCTTAATGTCAAGAGGTAATTTTGTTAAGTTTTTGTTACAAGGGACTTGCAAGTGAGGTTTGCTTCGTCAGCGGCTCTTACACTTAATCAGTTATCGTTGGGGCGGTTCGCGCGACCGTGTTTCCTACGAAGGTGGATTAAGTCGGGCTGTGTTCTTTTCCTCTCCCTTGGAACAATTATAGTATAGCATAACTTTAAGAAAAGGTCAAGCATTGGATTTAGATGTTAAACATCTAAAATAAAAATTGGAAAGAAATGGGAGTTATTCTCCCATTTCTTTTTCTGTAAAGCTATACAGACCTTCACGAACATATTTTTTAACATATTCACCCTGATGGATAATATTTCCATTAACCTTTATCGTGTAAGGAGTAAGGCGCGGACGCTGTAAGATTTTTACAACTTTATAATCATTGCCATATTCTGCCCCTGCGCCAATACAAGCGTTTAAAATTTTACTTTCAATATCTACGTCATATGCGCCCATGTGCGCTTCTTCAAAATCATTATTTTGTGTAAGGTATCTATATACAATTTCTGCGCTTGCTTTATAGTTTCCACTATCTGTAAAATACTGGTTCTTTTCACAAAAGTTTTTATACTCTTGCGTGCTTGTAATAAATTCAGAAGCATAACCCCAAATATCATGAATGGGAATATCTTCCAACGGGTTATTACACTTAAACCAGTCACAATTAAAAGTGAAAACTTTGTCGTCAAAATCGCTGTTATAGGCGTAAGCATCGGTTACTTCATATTGAATAATATCGCGTCGAATTGTCCGCATGATATAGCCCCATTTGTCCATGATGGCCTTTTTAGACCGCATCAGGCCGATATACAAAGGACGCTTTTCCTTGTAGTAGGCACTTTCAAACAAGGGCAGATTATGCCATACCTGCTCTACAATGAAATGGCGGCGCACGATAGGCATATCAATTTCATCATTGAAAATTGAATATCCCACGTCATAGCAGAAGGGCTTGTCAAGAGAAGTCGTTTCAGTGTCAAATACCATATAATTCATACGGGTGCCTTTCTGGTTTGTGGTGTTTTCCTTCACCTATGGATATAGTATATCATTAAGAGAATGAAATGTCAAGATTGAGAATTTAGATGTTTAACATCTAAATATATAAGAGAGGAGATTAAATCTCCTCTTCTTCCCATTCACCATTACAGTTTAACCATGGAACATTACATTCCAAATCGCTATTATATGTATTAAGTTTTACTGGCGTAATAGAAATAGAATGAATGCCATTTTTGATTCCTGAAAAGTCTGAAAAGTATTCTTCTCGAGCCTGAAATGCGGCTTCTGGGGTATCAAAAACCCCAATTAGATAGTCATAACCAGCTGCATCTTCTTCAAAAAGAGAATAATGGTGGATAACTACATACAACATAATTTTTCCTTTCTGGTTTTAGGAAGTTTTCCTTCTTCTTTCTTACGAGATTATTATATCATAAAGTAAAATGAAATACAAGTCTTACTTTTAGATGTTATACATCTAAATACAAAAGGGTGATTATTCACCCTTCAAAAGTCCTTTCAGAATTTCCAAAATCTGGTTTGGCTCATACGCTTCACCCTTCCATTCTTCACGGTTCGGCGCTTCATCGTCAAACAGAATATCATCTTCATTTTCCATGAAGGAAGATTTCGGCGTGCCGTAGGCTACAATGCGGATGGCGTCCCAGCTTACCGACCGCAAATGCTTTTTCAGCCACACCAGCTTCGCGGCGGTTACAGCTTCGTCATATTCAGGGGTAGGGCACTTGGAAAGCCAACTGATAATTCCAATCTGATACCCAGCTTCCTGCAAGCGGTTCAAATAGCGCGCAAGCAGGCTCATGTTCAGCATGACTCCAGCTTCTGCATAAGGCGTGGGGTCATAGGCGCGAAGCATAGAAAGCCAACCCTCAACCGCGTACAGGTTGCCCAAAGTGCCGTCCATGTCAAACCAAATCGTTTTCATCGTTTTCATCCCTTCCTTTCTTACGGGTATAGTATATCATAGAATGATGAAGAAGTCAAGGAAAGAATTTAGATGTTTAACATCTAAAATATAAAAAGGGGATTCCTCCCCTTAATACCTTGAAGCAATCGCGGTGATGATAGCAATGATGATAACAACCACGCCCCACACTGCGAAGAAAGCAATACACAGAGCCAGAGGAGCCCAGAACGGGGCGGTCACCCATACCCATGACCAATCAATAACGTTGCACAGCTTCAAAACTACGAAGGCAATACCGAGCAGAGTAGAAGTAGAAATACCATAATTAGCTACAATTTTCTTTTCCATTTCTTTTTCCTTTCTGGTTTGTGATGTTTTCCTTCATCTTTCTTACATGAATATTATAACATAAAAAATTAAAAAGTCAATATTTATAATTAGATGTTATACATCTAAAATACAAGAGAGTCTTAAAACTCTCTTGCGATAATGCGCTCAATTACTTCATCAATCGTGCAATTATTTTGATTTGGGTCGATATAACCTCTACAAGCTACAAAATGTTCATAATTTTCGGTATAATATTTTTGTTCTTGTTCCAACGCAATCTTATAATTTAATTTACATGACCATATTTGCATCCGCGCGTCTTTTAATTCTTGAATAGCAATGGTGTAAGATTCGGTATTTTCTGGAAATAACCTACCTTTAATTTCTTTGATATGATACGCGTGAATAGCTTCACTCAATTCATCATATCTTTTTAACAGAGTTTCGTGCAAGAATTTGTATTCACGGTCATAAAAATTTTCAATGATGGCTTGTTTCTTAAACATAATTAACCCCTTCTGGTTTCGGGAGTTTTCCTTCTCCTTTTCTTTACAGGTAGAGTATATCATTTTTGAAATGAAATGTCAATATTTATAATTAGATGTTTAACATCTAAAATAATAAGCGCGGCATTAACGCCGCGTGAAGTCAATAACGAACTCTTTTGTTTCAAGGTCTAAACAAAGAACCCCGGTACATTCTTTGTCTTGAAGGTAAATTGCGGCGGCGTTAAATACTTCTGTAATATCATTACAAGTTTCGGTCTTAGCAAATCCGTCATCATACATAGTGGTTAGAACGTACATATCGGTCTCCTTTCGGGAATTTCATTCCCTATCTTTTTTACAACTAAATTATATCATTTTGTAATGAAATTGTCAAGCATTAAAGTTAGATGTTATACATCTAATTTTTGATACAAAGAAAACCGCCCCGAAGGGCGGCTGGGAATTACTTCCTGCGGTACTCATTTACCTTGCCCTGAATCTTAACGACTTCATTTTCCCAGTAGTGGGTCAGACCGTAAGAAATCTTATTCTTCGTAGTACCTTCGGGCCAGTCACCTTCGCCCGCTGCGAAAATTTCCGCGACCGTCATGGGCTTGTCGTTCAGAATGTTCAGCACCACGGCACGCATAGCTTCATAGGCGTCCAGCTTTGCGGTGACCTTTTCAGCCTGCTTGGTAAATTCATCTTCCAGCTCACGAATGGCGGCAAGACGGTCGGCTTCGTTAGTGTTCTCACCAGTCAGGATAGCATAGATGACCTTCATAGTAGCGTTCTTCATAGTTTCAAATCTTCCTTTCCGGTTTGGTGGGTTTTCCTTCCCTTGATTACGTGTATAGTATATCATGGATTTAGAAAAAGGTCAAGTATTTGTTTTAGATGTTATACATCTAAATTATAAAAGATGGATTAGATAACATCCATCTTTGCAAGTTTTTCTGTATCTGCGGCGCCTTCATCATATCCTTTGTGGTATCCATATGCCATGCCAGCGTTGTAACAAAGGCTCATAAGCATAATGGTATTATCATCAGGCATCCATTCTTCACGTCCGTAAGTATCAATCATCCAATCTACAAACGCGGCGGGATAACGCGTGTCACGAATTTTCTTTAACATTTTTATTGTCCCCCTTTCTTTTTACATGTTTATTATATCATAAAATTTTAAAAAGTCAATATTAAAAATTAGATGTTAAACATCTAAAATATAAATTTGGGCATTAAGCCCAAATTGTTCTACCATTTTGAATATATTTATTTTGATTGCGATCCACACGTTTTCTTAAATATGGCGGAATTTTTTTTGCCCCTTCATATACATATACCAGCTCGCTCATGGTTGTAACATACATAGTTACGACTTTCAGCTTGTCCGCGCTTTTAACAATCGTGATACCTGTATCTGTAATGCAGGTGTAGCAGCTTCTGGCAAACTTTTCCTTAACGACTTGCCCCAGACCAATTTCTTCCACGATGTGCTGAACCCGCGTCGCGCGCTCAATGCGGCAGTGATAACTCATTTCCATTGTTTCAATCCCCTTTCCTTTTTGTAATTAGAGTATATCATATAAGAGTTAAAAAGTCAAGGGTGGAATTTAGATGTTATACATCTAAAAATAAAAGGTTGTACTATCGCACAACCGCCTTCAAGATAAAAAGTACAATTGCCATGCCAGTAATCATATAGGTAAAGATTTCCATTTTCATTCTTCCTTTCTTTCTTTTCTTTTCATATATAGTATAATACAAAAATAATAAAAAGTCAATTTTTATTTTAGATGTTATACATCTAAAATAAAAAGGTTTATTGCTTAGCAATAAACCAAGGACATGTTAGACCATTTAAGAACAGAAATTTGGTTATGTGCGCGGCCGATTGCAAGTGCTTCTTTTTTAGTATTTACACGGAAACTATGGTCAATATAGTAAATACCATTTTCTAACCACACGCCGCAGTTGCCCTTGTATTTTGCGATTGCCGCAACCGCGTCTTGCACGTTGTCACATTCAACGCCATAATCCGCAACTTGCCAACCAGATTTATAAGTGATAGATTGATAGTTTTTAATGGTCATTCCTTCCGTGTTCTTGAGATTAACCAACTGTTCAATAACCTTGATCATTGTTTCTTCCTCCCTCTCTTTGATGGTTATAGTATAGCACATTTGTGCTGATTTGTAAAGAGTTATTTTTAGATGTTATACATCTAAAATATAAAAGGTTGGACTATTCAATCCAACCAATATAATGAATATTAATTATTTTATCATCATATATTTCTTCTGTTCCATTATCATCCATAACCATGGCGGCAATATCTCCCTCTTGCCAATCTTCAATACCATTAAATTCCCATTTATTTCCAGTGCTATCGGTCACGATAACATGATCCTCTTGATGATTAACTTCTGTCACGATTCCACTCATTGGATAGATATGACTCATTATTTCATCTGCGCCTGCGTGTTTCCCTTTCAAATAGCACGCATGAGTTAGTAAAGTCATAATAATGATGATGACGACGTTAGTGATTGCCGCAGCTTTATTCAGCTTATTCATTTCATTCGTCCTTTCTTTTCCCAGCTCGTTTTGTCCAACTTTCAGCTTCTGGCTTTCAGCTCCAGCTTTCAGCTCCCAGCTTATGTCCAGCTTTTTCCAGCTTGTCCGCGCGTTTATTAGCCCCTGGGCGCGATTAGTGTGCGGCGTGCGCGTGGGCATGGCTTGGCCTGGCCCAATTTTGATAATGGCGTTTCTGGTGACCGGATTTGACAATGGCGGATTTGGAACCAGATTCGACATTTGTTACAGAATTGTTACAATCGTAATACTTTCGTAACATTTACCTCTCCCCCTTTTGTGTATATTGTACCACGTCAAGCCCAATTTGTCAATTTTTCGGGTTAGATGTATAACATCTAAACCGGATTATACATTTTTTTAACCAAATTTTACATCAATTTATTACGAAAATATTATTTTTGTAACATTTTCGTAACATATGAATATGTGTTCATATGTTAGTTATATACATGTATACATTGATACATACATATCAAAATACTTGTATAATTGTATACATGTATATAATTATAATGATATACAATCAATTATATTTTTGTATACATGTTTTTGTGTATACAACTTGATACAATTATATTTAATAAAATATTGTTAGCATTCAACGGTTGAGAGTGCTAACAAAAATAGAAGAAAATGGAAAATTTTTGTTCATATTTTATTTACAATTTGTTCTCGTTTTTGTTTGCTTTTTCTATTGACTTTTCCGTTTCTTTGCTGTATAATTGCATTGCTTGCAAGGCAAGGCAAAGCAAGCGCGGACATTGAAAACCACATAGAAAAGGAAAAGAGAAGAAAAGCACATTGACAAACAATAATTCATTCAATTAAATCGAAAGGGGAAAAAGACAATGGATAGACTGAATAAAGACATGGCGCGGAAAATGCTTGCATACATGGCGGGAAAAAGAATGGATTTTGAAACCGCAAGAAAATTCATCGACCATGTAGGAATTAAACCCGAAACGTTAATTGAACGTGACGCATTTCCTATCATTCCGCAAATTATTTCATTTTTATATAATCCTGCCGACTATGGAAAAAATGGAAAAATTGCGGAGGTAGAAGAAAGATTAACACGATACTATGAAAATGGTCACGTTTTCGCCTGTAAATGGTCTGAATGTCATGCAAGAAAATCAGGACGTTCTGATATTGGGACAAAACAGGAAGAAATGAAAACAGGCGCGGGTGACTGGTTACGCTCATTCAAATATTTTTCCATGACTGAAATAGTGGATGAATATAGCAAGCGTGATTCTCTCATTTTATGGTCAACTGATTATTTCCGTATTCGTTGTTCATGGCGTCAATTGATGGAATACTTCGACACATACAACGAAAAAGGAAAATACCAGTTTTTCAAGAGTAACGTAAAAATGGATAGTATGACAAGTCAAGTTATTGTCATGTTACAAGAATGGAAAACAAGCAAAAAGAAAATTGCTTTCTTGCAAGCGTGTCCATACAATGAAGAATAACACGAAAAAGGGAAAAGGGGAAAATTCCCCTTTTCCCTTCCAATAAAAGAATAGAAAGGAAAGAAAAACATGTATACAGTAGATTATAACAATGGCAATTCTGAAAAGGCGGAAACATTAAAACAGGCGCGAAAAATGGCAATGCAATTTTTTAGAATAGCAAAAAATCAGCGCTATGGAAAAAGACTAAATTTTTTCACTCCCGCGAGTATTACAAAAAATGGAAAAATGATTTTTTCCGTAGATAATGAAGGGCAGGAAAAAATTTACAGATGGAATTTTTAAGGGGATTGCATCCCCTTATTTTTTTGAAAAAAGTTAGGTATAACTAACAGGGAAAAATTTCCAGTACTTTAATACAGTAAAGTGGTAAAGTATTGCGGCAGCACTTTAATACTTTAATGCGGTGAAGTGGGGCGGGTACATTTCAGGCTGTTTGACCTTCTTTGACCTTCGTCAAGTGGGGGTCTGCTCATTTTCCACCAACCGAAATTTTTTAAAACCCATTAAATTTAAAACTTGACTTTTTTAAAAAAATGTGCTAACATATACCTAGAGGGTTATAAAACCCATAACCGAGGTGCTTATAATGAAAAGAAAATATTCATTAGATTATTCAATTGACCGCGACATAGACCGCGTTCAAGCAGTTAAAGATATATTAGATACATTAGATACGGAACCTTCCGCATTAGAATTAGAACAAATGGGGTCCTACATACTATACGGAAAAGATGAGAATGGTTTAAACGCAGTTTAGCGTGGTGAAACAACAGACGGTACAAAACGCTATTCTTCATTTAAAAAGAAAGATGATAAGCTACTTTCACTAGAAGAAATTCTTGAAAACCCACTAACTGATTAGCAAGAGCTTCGTCCCGCGAGCCAACGTATGAACTATACAAAGAAAAAGCCAACTATTTCCCGCCCAAAATATGACAGGAAAACCGGCGAAATGATCGACCCAGGCGATTCCGATATTCCAGGTATGTAGGAAATGTGGGAATGGATTGATCATTTAGAACATGTGGTTGCTGTAAATGAAGGTAAAGTGCCACCAGACGAAAAAACCACAATTCTACCTGATAGCTATCGCCTTTACCAATTAAAACATTGGTTGATAGATTTACGGCGTCACCAATATTATTTAAAAGATTCCTATAAGCCAACTTTACACTTCCAGGCAATTGACCACCCTAAGCCCGCATTTTACGATTGGACTTCCGATTCCTTTTACTGGATGCCGCTTGATAAATGGCAAACTCGTGTAGATAACGCGCTCCTACACACCATCTCAAAAAATCTAAATGATTATGAGACAAGAATAAATGAAAAAGGAGAAACTGAAGTAAAATGGGTCGTGCGTCAGCACACTTTTGATTGGGAAAATCCATTTCATATTCGAGCATTAATTAATTGCTATGATGCTCTATATGACTAGGTTCATGAAAAACTTAATACATACGGTAACACCTTACTATTTGATTTTGAACGTTATAGAAAAATGGCAAATTTTTCAGAAGTGCGCGAATATATACTTGATAAAAAAATTGAAAAAATGCCCTATGCCGAAATTGTTGAAAACTTACAAAAGCTATTTGGCGTAAGCTACAATGAAAATCATTTATGTACTATATTGGCTAAAGAAATACCTGAAAAAATTGCTTTAGCTGCGCAAAAACATCGTTTAATTGCTGATACTCCTCGTTCAGAATGTAAAAGATGCCATACATGCGGGCGCCTCTTACCTAAAGATGCTATCTTTTTTGTTCGTAATCGCAGCCGCAAAGATGGCTTCTCTTCAAATTGTAAGGAATGCGAAAAATAGCACCGTATTGAAAAAGGAGGACAATCAATACATGATAAACGAAACAAAGAATCGGCGATGTATTCGCTGTAAACAAGAAAAGCCAGAATTTAATTTTGCGCGAACTCCATCTCAATTTTTCCCTGGGCATCGTTCAATGATTTGTACAAGTTGTCTTGAAACAATGGTTAAGCAAGATAACTTAGGCGAAGTTGATAGGCTTTGTCGCTATCTTGATATTCCTTTTGATTTAAATAGGTGGACACAGCTTTATGCTACTCACAAAGACCATACTTTAAGTGCTTATTTTAATTTGCTTCTAGATGAACATTATGAGGCATTATAGTGGGCTGATGAAAATGAACGATGGCGGCTGGCCCGTAATGAGGGCACAATTGATGATGAAATTGAAGCTATTAGTGAAGCTAAAATGCGCCGCCTAAAAAAATAGTGGTCTGCCGCATACACTAAAGAAGAATTACTATGGCTTGAAGATTATTATAATCAAATTGTTGCGACTCAAAATGTTTCAACGCCTATTCTCCAAAATTACGCACGAAATCTTTGCGAAATTTAGTTAAGAATTAACAAGGGGCTAAGAGAGGGGGCGGATATAAAAAAGGATATGGACGCCCGCGACAATATTATTAAGATAGCTAAATTTGAAGCTTCTAATGCAAAAAATGCGGCAGATTTTGAATCTGTTGGAGAACTCATGGTTTATTACGGAAAGAAAGGATGGCATCCAAATTGGAATATGGAGCCTCAAGATAGTGTAGATTTTTGTATGGAAAATATACAAAATTATTTAAAACGTCTTGTGATTAATGAAGGTAATTTCGCAGAACAAGTAGAAGACCGCCGCGAACATTATAACCTTACTGAACGCTTAGAAAATATCGAAAATGAACGAAATGAATATGATGATACTTCTGATATTGAATATGAAGGCGATGATGAACTGGCGGGTGAACTAATGTGAACGAGGAAACTGTTTTATTAGATGGAATACCAATTGAAAAAGGAGTTGTTTTAACAAAACAGTTTCTTGACTCAAATTAGGAATTATTTACAAAATATTTAAATTTATGGATACTATATCCTGATTTATTTTTAGATGCTATTTAGGCAAGTGATGATAGAAAAAACTTTCATTTGTTTTTCTATTAGAGAATTGCTTTGCGGGCGGCAATGCGTTATCGTTATCACTATTGGACTGCTACCCGCGCAACTTCTAAATCATTTACTGCTTATTTAAGTTCAGTTGTTCGTGCTGTACTTTTGCCTAATTCGAACATCTTTATTTCTTCTGATGTAAAAGGAACAGTCATTAAAATAGCGGAAGCTAAATTTAATGAAATTTGGCGACATTGGCCTTTACTCAAAAATGAACTATAGACCAAAGAAAGCGGCGGCTAGTAGGGTGAAAAAAAGAGTGGTAATTATTATGAATTAAGATTCCGCAATGACAGTATGATTACTGTTGTTTCAAAAGATACTAGCCGTGGTTTGCGTGCGACAGCAGGAATTTTAGAGGAATGCGCTACAATAGAAGAAGAAGATTATAATGAAGTTTTGCTACCTCAAATGAACGTGGCTCGCCGCGAAGTAGATGGTACTCTTAACCCTGATGAGCCTTCTGCTTCACAGACTTTCATAACGACCGCTCGTGAAAAAACTGTATTTATGTATGGCAAATTAATCGAATGCGCGGTCAATGCTGTATTGCGGCCAAAAGAATATTTTGTGTGGGGGTTATCTTATGAAGTACCTCTTCATTATGGCTTAATAGATAAAGCAACACTAATGGATTAGCGTTATTCCAACACAATGAGCGAAGACTCCTTTGCCCGCGAATCTCTTTCTATTTGGACTGGAAACGCAAAGGACGCTTGGCTTGATAGCAAACGATTATCTAAAAGAAGAACATTATTAAAATGTGAGCGTAAAGCACAATAGAATCCTTCTAATCCAAAGACTTTCTATTTGATAGGGGTTGACGTAGCCAGATATTCAGCTAATACAGCGGTCATGGTTATAAAAGTAATTCCCAATGCAAATGGCTTCAAAAAAAATGTTGTTTATACTGAAGTAATACATGGAGCAAATTATATTACAGAACAAGCACCTAGATTGAAAAAATTAATACAATTATATAATCCAAAAGAAATAGTAATTGACGGCAATGGTCCCGGTATCGGCCTATTAGACGCAATGGTTTTACCTTCTTTTGATGCCAAAACCGGAGAATAGTTTCCCGCGTATTTTGCTTTTAATAATGATCATCATTTACCTCCTGAAAAGAAAACTGAAGGAGAAGAGCCATGGCCTGAATTTAATGCAATTATTTATGACATAAAAGCAGGCTCATCGAATGATGACTCTATTCATTCAAATTTCTTTTCTCAAATTAATAATGGCTCTGTGTCTTTTTTAGCTAATGAGAGAGTTGTAAAAGATAAATTATTAAAAACTAAACGTGGATAGCGTATGTCTCCAATAGACCGTAGAATATTTTTACTTCCGTATGAAATGACTTCTCGTTTAATAGACGAACTTAATAATTTAAAATTAAAACCTACCGGGGTACAAAATTAGTTTAAAGTAGATCGCATATCACGATCAATAGAAAAAGACCGCTTTTCTGCCCTTGAATATGGATTATATCGTGTTAAATATTATGAAGATGAAGCTATACGCAGATCAAAGAAAAAAGATATAAGTCAATTTGCTTTCTTTAGTCCTAGAAATAGGAGGTGAAAATATGGAAGAAACTTTAAAACCTATAAGAAAACATAATGTAAAAGATTTTAAAATAAAACCAATTCACAGAATGCCATTAAATGATGGAGCATATCGTCGTTGGGGATTTAGAACTGGGGACCCGGTAGCTCATGATTTTACTTTAGAAGAAATTCTTGAAATAATTCGTTCTGGGGAGCCAGAAGCATTAAGAGAATTATCTAGATATTTTTATAGAACAAATAGTATTTATAGAAATAATATTGATTTTCTCGCTCGTTTGTTTCTTTATGAAACAGTAATTATTCCAGTTTATCCTGAAGGAAAAGGTTCAAAAGCACAAATTACTAAAGCATTTTATAGTGCTTGTGCTTTTGTAGATCATTTGGATGCTCCAACTACATTCTGCCGCATTACGACAGAATGGTTAAAGAATGGGGTGTATTATGGTATTTTACGAACCGATGGTGATAGAGTTACTATTTAGGATTTACCTATAAAATATTGTCGTTCGCGTTTTAAAGATTTCAATAATTTAAATATTCTTGAATTTAATTTACATTATTTTGATAATATTACAGATTAGAAATTATTAAATGAAGCTTTACTTGCTTTTCCCGAATCTGTTTAGATTGCTTGGAAAGCTTGGCAAAAAAATAAAAAAATAATAGACCCTTGGATTGTATTATCCGCGGCCGATGGCGGCATTAGTTTTAGCTTTTCTGCTGACTAGACTCCACCATTAATTGCTAGCTTACCAGCATTAAAAAAATTAGATGATGCTGTAAAACGCGAAGAAAAACGTGATGAAAATGAATTATATAAATTATTAATTCAAAGAATGCCTATTGATAGTGATGGAGAATTAGTATTCCCATTGGATGAAATTGCTGTAATGCATCAGGCAGTTGCTGACATGCTACAAGAAGTAGATACTGTTGATGTATTAACCACTTTAGGCGAAACAAGCCTTGAAAGTCTTTAGCAGAGTTCCGCTGCGACGCAATCTGCAGACCGTATTGTTAAATATAAAAGCAATGCTTGGGATGCCCTAGGACGCGGTGAAATTTTATTCAATCCCGATGGGAGCTCTT